GCCCAGATGCTTCTTTGATCTTGATGTTATTCATCACAGGCTGATAGAGTGACTTGGCTTTTGCCAGATTTTCTTTCACCTCACGTGCCGACATACCTGCTGCGGCAGTGAGATATCGTGCGCCAACCCGGTGGGTAGGCTCTTCATTGCACAACACAATGCACTTGGCACCTTGATGTGCAAACCCATTGGGTGCAGCGATCAGGCTGGCGTGGAACGATGTCTTGCCAGTGTTGGGTCGCGCACCCACTTCGATGAGTTGACCAGCACTGACGCCTTCTACTTTACGCGCCACGCTTGGGATGTTGAAAGACCAACGCGCTTCCAGATCAGCCTTCGCCAAAAGTGTTTCGATAGTGATGTCATCCCATTCGATGTTTAGGTTGGGAGTGAAGTCATCACCATAACGCTCAAGCAGATTGCGAAGTGTCTCCATCGTACCGCCTGTGCCGCTTACCATGTCGAAGCCAATGTTGGCGATGTCCTCGCCCACTACCTTCTGGAACAGCTTGGACAGCACCTCCTGTGCAATGTCGCTACCCATTGCCTCTTCACGTTTAAGCTGCGTGAACAGGCCGTCGAAGCCACTTTTCTGTGCGGTGGTCATCGTTGGATTGTCAGATAGGAACAAGGCTTGCACCTCGTCAGGTGTGACACTGCGATTGTAATGATCCATCGCTCTGTCGATTGTCTGCTTGATCTTTCGATTGTCAGAACTGAACAGTCGATCAGGACACTTGGCACCACGATGGTCATCGTAGAAGCCTTTGTCCATAAGACTGCGTAGCATTGATACTTCCATTATATTTCTCCTATGTCGGCTAGGTTGTCCATGTCAGTTGGATTACGATACTTCAAATCATCTGTCAAGTACAGGACACGTACATTATCTACATGCCCTCTCAACTCTTTCGCCATCAGCAAAGTCTTACGCACTGCGTCAGGATCAAGTGCTATTACTGCTGTTGAGAACTGCGCGAGATACTTTTTGTGTGCATCTGACAGTGATGTCCCAAGCACAGCAACCCCGACAAAGTTACCACCACCAACCACGGCGGCACTCACGCAGTCCTCAACAACTACTGCGACATTACCACAACCAAACGTATATGGCAAGCCACTCTTTCCATACCGACGCCACTTAGGCAAACGCTTACCTAGCGCACGTCCTGTAGCGTCCACGATTTTGCCATCGTGTTTGATGGGGAACACAACGCGGTGTTCACGCACATCATATAGCAAACCTAACTCCTCTGCGTCAAGCCCATACAATTCACTGGCCCACTCAGCCACGTCGTAGTTGTATGGCACAAGATACTCAGGCACATTGAAGCTGTCTTCCGCAAAGCGTTCAGCATCAGATAGCTGCACACGAATATCATCGGCGGACATACGCACACGCGTACCACCTTTGAGATCACAAGACATACGAAAGCAATTCCATACAAGTGATCCCATGTTGTTGGTCACTGTGAATGTACGTTGACCACAGCTAGGACACTTAGTCCTCACTGTAGTACCAACTGGTACATTCATATCACTTACAATGTTATATATATTATCCATATATATCTCTCCTGTGCGGCAGTTAGATGCTTTTACCATGTATTTTACGTGCTGTCAAGGCATTGTTTGCACTCTCATACGTATTCTTCATATAAGGTTTGACTGACTGTGGGTTAGCGTGTCCTGTAACCGACATGATCTGTCCGATACCAACACCAGCCTCAACCATTTCTGTTGTGCCAGTACGACGCAGGTCAGATAGTCGCAGTTCACTTGACAAGCCAGCCTGATCCATCAACTTACGTGCGTGGAGCGGCAACTTGTACTGGCTGTATGGTATATACTCACCGCCGATAGGCTGTGGTCGTGGTGCAACCCACTGCTGAAAGCCAAAGTCCTCGTGTTGTTGTTGTAACATCTCAAGCAAGTCGTCGTCTATAGGCAAGAACACCTCTGCTCTACGCTTAGACTGCTCAATATGTACACGTGCCTTATCAAAGTGTATAGAATCCCACGTCAAGATGCGCATGTCACCGACACGCTGGCACCAAGCGTATGCCATGTGTGCGATCAGTCCAATGTTACGTGTGCTAAAATCGCTGTACGCTACGTCTAGCAGCTTGGTGATATCTGACCTACCCCAGACAGTCTTACGTGGCTGTGTGCTACGTCTACGGACGATAGAGAATGGGTTTAGATTGCAATGCTCCATGCGTACTGCGTAGTTGTACAGGATGCGCGTAGCTGCCATCACGTGATTGGCAAATGGAATGCCACGATCACACCACATATCGTAAGCCAGCTTGGCTTGCTTTGTGCTGATGTCAGTCAGCGCAAGAGAACCAAGACGCTGACCATCTATCTCAGTGTCGAACATGACACGTTGAAAGTATTGATACTGCGTCTTAGTTTCATCTCGCAAGTTCTTGAAATCGTGGGAAGAGTAATACTCGTCCGCAAGTGTTTGTACAGATAGCATACTACCTTCTCCTCATAGCCCAGAGTTGATAGGCTGTGTCATATAACTCGTCATGCCACATCAAGTCCTTCTTGAACTTGACGGGGATGGAACAGTAACCATAGTACGTACCCGCAATCATGCCAGCCACTGCACCTACAGTGTCACTGTCGTGACCACGATTGACTGCGGCAATAACACAATCCTCAAAGTTGTCAGTAGTTTGAAACGCCCACATGGCAGCGGTGTATGTCTCAACAACATATCCACCTGACATAACCTCTTCACGAGGTATGTCTACATTGTGCCGATACTTCTTGTACTTGTCAAGAGGCCCACCATAATATAGTTCTTCTGCCAACATCGTGCCATATTGTACACACATTGGTGCCGCATGAGTCAGCAGTGTTTGTTGTGTTGCAAGCTGAGTAAGTTCTTGTCTATCCATTGCCATCAACACAGGAGCAGCAGTTCTCATCAACGCTCCATTACCAGAAGATTTCTGGTCGGCTGTTCCTTTGTATGGATCAGTCGGGTCTTTGATGTAGCGTTCCAATGCGCGGACAGTTGTAGTGCCTATGTCAAAGCACTTGCCACGCGGGATGAACTTACCTTGCATATACCATGACACGAAGTTATCCATGATAGCGTTAGGATCAAATGCTTTCTTGTCAAGCATTGCCTTACACATGGCGAGTGTCATGGCTGTATCGTCAGTCCACTCACCAATGTCTACGTCGTGAAAGCCACCTTTGTGATACTTGGTGATGTAGTCTTCTGGTTCTCTGGCATCAAGGAACTCAAGAGGTGCGCCAAGCGCGTCACCTACGGCGAGTCCAATCATCATGCCTGTTGCTTGATCTATTGATTGCATAGCGCACCTCCTTTTGTTTAGGCTACAAGTTGCCGGAACTGTGGTGTATTGACCCACCGTGCCGCGTCGTACTCACGTCCAAGCATTGTCTTAGCGTGTGTATCGTTGCCGGTGTTCTTGATCGTAAAGCCATTGCGATCATCAGCATACGTTGCATAGTTTGTGAAGGCAGAGTACAGCGACCACAGGTTCTGACCACGTGTCGCCACCTCTTCACGATACAGAGCGAACATCTTCTCAGCTTGCTTGTCGTTCTTCATAATGCTTTCAAGCAGAGCCTTGACATCTACATGGATCAGTGAACTCTCAGCCCACCGCTGCATCTGTTCTGCTCTAGCATAGAAGTTGTTCTTTGATTTACGCAGCCTACGAATGAATGCTTCCATGTCAAAGCCACTGGTATTCTTACGCTTCACCTTGTCATGCTCACCAGAAATCTGACCATTGAGGCAGAAGAAATCAATCGCCCCAAAGATAGCCACGTTGGAACACGTGCCATTGACACCGTGTAGAGCGATGATGCGCTGTTGCACCTCAGTCTCGTGGCGTGTGGTCGTGATCTTGGCAGACACGTTAGGCAGACGAACATCCATGATGCCCATACCATTGTTGTACGCATCCTTCCAGCTAACCTCTGCGCCTTCTGTTTCATGGGGCTTGAGGTTCTCTGTCATGGCGGCACTCACCTTGCGGAAGAAGTCACCGTGGTTCTCGCACTTGAAGCCATCACCGACGATGCCAATGTACTCATCAGTGTTGCCATTGATGACATACTTCTGGCCTTCCATCTTTGTATCCTCATATTTCACAGGGAAATCAAGGTTCTCTGGTACATCCACGAAGGATGTGTTTGCAAAATCTAACGGCATGTATATCTCCTTTGTCCGTTAAGTGATGTCATGTTATATCAGGTTACTGACACAATGTCAAGCGTCGTCGTCCTCTGCCAGCACCCAATCTGCGTATTGCATACGATGGCCGTCCTCGTCCTCTTTGGGTACGAACTTGAGGATGCGGTGCAGGTCACAGTATAGGCTCTCCAACTTGCCCACATCGGACATCCAGATATCCTGACAATCCCAGATAGTCTGCAGGATAGTCTTCAGGTCATTGTGTGCTTTCAGTAAAGCTAGTCTGTCGTCATGTGCAATGTTCATTGTTCCTCCAATCCTGCCGCATCCATTGCGGCATGTTACGTCCTCTATTATACCTAGCGAACCGCATCTTGTCAACTACATAGAACGTGCGGTACGCAACGATGGGCCACGGCTCGTCTGTTTTGCACTCGTCGTGACCACTAAAGCATTGAGGATGTGGTGTCAACTTACCATCTGGTATCAGATGTTTACCATTGAGAAGCGAACCCCAATGCTTGCTTGCCCCATGTATCTTGCCATACCTGTTGGTATATTCCTCAAGCATAGCTGTGTACAGATCGAAAGCAAAAGCATAGTTAGCCTTAGTTTCCATAGCCCACATAGTACATGGGTGCTTCTGATGCACTGGCTTATATAACTCACAAGCCTCTGCATATCTTGGCGCGTGATGCCACAGGCTAGTGCATAACATCTGTGCTTCTTCCAATGGCATCTTGACAATGTGCTGGTCACACAACGACTTAGCGATAGCATCGGGGTGGTGTTCAATCAAAAACCTATTCATCCCATAATCCTCCCTGCAATTCCAATAACGACATGATACAACATCCAGCCTATGCTTGCCCATATACACGCAAACAGGAACATCTCAATGCCATCATGCGTGAGGTAGTAGTGTGCCACCTTGTGCCATAGCTTACTCATGCTCACCCCCATTGCCTCTGCCAAGCCCACCAAAATACTGCGGCCTACGCTTGGCTGTTTCAAATACACCTGCCGTGATGAAGATACCAGCAATCAGCAGGGCATGGGCAATGGCACTGATACCAAAGGCCACGACACTGCCCAGCCACATGCTGAAGATTATACACCACATCCATGCCAACACCTGCATTACCATGTGCCGTGTGTTCATGTCAGGTATGTGGGACAGCGGGTTGTACCGCCAGTCCATTACAAGTTTCCATATCCTCATGGGTACCTCCGATTCATGTGATGTGCCACTGCCTGTTGTTCTGGCTCGTCGCGGTCAAACCAATAGTCCATAAGCGTATACTTACTACGCTTGGCATTTACACGGTTCATCTGTTGCTCATTCATCCGTCGTTTGTTTGTCCGCTTTGTGCGGAACTTGTCTGTCTTCACCCGCATGTTTATCTCGCTTTCTGTTGTACTTCTTTTTGTTTGGAACTACTTGTGTCCGGCGTCGGCCTTGCATCATTGCCTTCGCCACAGGATTTACTCTACTGATGCGATCAGCCATTGTCAAGTCTCCCCATACTAGAAACGATAAGCGCAGGGCGGGAGAGTAGCTTTACAATTAGCCACAAGTCCCGCCCTACTTCGACAGGCTTTCGTTCTTCTTCAGACCTACTAACCTGCCGCATCCTTTGCCAGTTTTCTCGTGAAGGCGTACTGACCATTACCTACCTGCGTCTTAATTTTATAGTCGTTACAGGCTTGACCGCGTTTATACTCGCTCGACTATGCACTACCGCTGACACTGACAGCTTGCATCTGCGTGTAGTGAATTACTTGCATTTCTCTGAAAGATACTCTGCCAGTTTCTCGACTGTCAAGTATCCTACTGGATCAGGTTCCCCCGCAATCCATATCTCACAGGCTTGCCCTGCCCTGCCCATGATGCCGTCACCTTGCACGATAGACACTGTTCTACCGTCTTTGGTTGTCAACAAAATCTGATTGTAATTTTCTGGCATGTCTAGTCCCCCTCTACAATCTGACCGTATGCGTTGACCATCTGTGACCTGATCCTAGCTGCATACCCATTGTTGCGATACCACTCGCAGGTTTCAGTCGCGGAACGGATTGACTTTGTTTCATATGCGTTAGTCCATTCGATAGCCCCGAAAGTAAGTGCTGATGCGTTCTGATACTCTACTACAAAAATCTCAGTCATGTCATCACCTCGTTGTCTCAGTGTGATTATGTTATACACAATGCGGGTGAGGGTGTCAACCCCCTACCCTATGACGAACCCGCTAGTGTCATGGACTGCCTTGCCTTTGGCATACAGCGCAGACACTACACCTTGCGGCTCAGTGAAGCGCAGGTCACTGTCATCACCATCTACTACATCCATGCCCATGAAAGACTTGGGTATTTGTGTGCGATAGCGGAACACTACAGCAAGCCTCATGCCCATGTCAATGGCAGTCTGTGCGAACCGCTGATACTCTTTGACACCGCTGTAGCTGAATGTCAAGTCGTAGATTGACAGGTCAGGCACCATGCGGTTTGCAATCTTGGTATAGTCATACCATTGCACACCGTGATCACGATGGAAGGACACCATCTCATCCCACAGCTTGTTTTCCCAGCGAATGTCTGTCGTACCATTGAGACGGACAGCGCAGCGCAGATCATGCTTGGCACAATACTTGGCATGTGTCAAGACCTCAGACAAGAGCATGGCCTTGAAGTCATCCCAATATTGCAGCATGAACAGCGTCTTGCGTAGGCGTGACATCTGGACAGATGACATGGCACCACGTCCCGCTGTATTGAGACAGGCATCAATGCACTTGGCAACACCGGCCATAGCACAGAGATTGACACCGCTAGATGATGCGGGGGAAAGGTACAGCACCGCCGTGCGTATACCATACTTCTCACCCTTGACAGTCTTCGGGTTGTCAATGTTCAGCAGTTTTGTCGGGAACTCACTGAACCATTTGGTAAACTTGGGGCTGGCATTGATTTGTGCAACCACGTCGGCAGGTACTTTGGAAAGATCATATAGCATAGCGTCACCTCAATTAGCTAGTCTTTTACCTTTGGCGGCGGCGGCAAGAGCGTAGACTTTCTCGTCTGCGCTGCCGTCGAAGAAATCTTGTACATCAACACGGATAGCCGTGTCAAGTATGTGCTGACGATAGTCCTCATCATCTGGCAGTTTCCATTCATTCATGCGTATAACTTCTCTTGGAAATTCTTTGAAGTTGATACAGTCGCAGCTAAACACCGCCATGACAAATGCCATAGCGTCGGCATATCTGTCAACCCCTGTCACAATATAGTCAGTGCCACCTTTGAATTTCCAATAAGCATTGCCGCTGGCAAACTTGCCGTCTTCATTGTGAGAGCCGTAGTTTTCCAGAACTTGCGTCATTACAACATATGCTGCCATGATAGTCACCTCTTGGTTGGTATGATTAGGGGATGCAATGCCTCACCGTTGTAAGACATTGCCCCCAACGTGTCAACCCCGCATTGCGCGAGGGCTTACAAACTGACCCTTTTCGTTGCGTCCCAGCATCAGGAAAGACTGATGACGAGCCATTGAGCCTTGCGGCTTGCCATAGCGCGTCAGGCCATTCTTGCCTTGGCTGTCGGAGCGTTGGAAAAAGACATGCTCACCAGAGTAAGCAGGGTCAAAGTTTTTCACGTTGGTAGTCAGGATTTTTTTAACAGACATTTTGTCACCTCTTGGTATCTGTTGTTTCAGGATGGATGCACATTACATCCCCTAATTACACCTGTCAAGTCTACCGGCGACCATTCTTGACTGTCACATGGTTTTGTCTTCACGTAGAAGAGCGTCGGCCATGCGACTAGCGATCAGTCGCCGGTATGTTTTCGACATTCACATTTTACTTAGCTATACAGCGACAATTAGTCAATCCCCTAGTGGATTAGCAGATTGCACGTTTTCAAATGTGCGGCCTGTCTATTGTTGGACCTACCCTTTTATCGGTTCGGAATGATGAACCCGTCAGGCACGGTCCCATCATTTACGTTTCTTTCCGCCCGTTTTACCTCACCCGCTAGACCTACCTCGCCCCTGCCAATGGTACACTAGGTCGCATTGGTGGTGTCAAGACGGTTCTCTAGCATAGAGCCGTTCGTATCTACCGTTTGCGGGATTGACCGCTGGCAGGTTCCGTTTATGAAAGGTCCGTCGACCCGCAGGTTTTTAGGTTGCCTCGTCAACCGCCCCTTAACACTAGGGCATCGCGTCGGGGCTGTCAACCCCCGCCAATTTCGCGGGTTTAACCGCCCAGCACTGGCCGCTGGTATCGTGCGTCAGGGATTGTCTGCCTTGGCAGCGCGTCATCCTGACCATTCACACCCTAGCGACTTGCGCTAGACCTGTCAAGCCGGAAGGTTGTCTGCCTGAGCAGCGCGTCGTTTCCGGCGACAATTGAAAGCTAGCAAGCGGGGATGATGCTGTCAACACCCATAGTCAAGCTGTTGTTTTCATTGGATAAATATCAGGGTACTAAACACCGTATCTGTTTCGTTCCTAGTTCGGTCATGGTTTGTTCCGGTATCAGCATGGAACATGAGAACAGAACGAGAACGCTATCGTGTATATATAAGGTGGGGGATATGCACCGCCACTGCATATCCGGTCATGTTTTTGTAATCGTTGACTTTTTCACCACTACAGTTACCGTCAAATGATAGTGAATCATTAAACCTTGCCTTGACAATTGCTTTAAGCCGTTGTTATCATTAGATAATCAGGCAATCGGTCAGCCCTACTGCCCCAATCCTGCTGCCACACGCGCACAATCGCGCCAATACAAAGGCATAGGGCAGGAGCCACCCCCCCGTTAGTAGTATATATACACATAGAAGCACACAGATTAGGAAAATAAAGTGTTAACCACAGAAACAACTGACAAACCTATATGCACAAAGGATGTGCAATGTGCCTAAAATTTGTGCAGATACAAACTAATTTGGGCGGACTTGCATTTTAGGTATTGACACGGTATGTGGATTCTGGTATAATTATATAAACTAAACGGACTTACACTATAAGTGATCACTAAAGTGTTATTTAGTAAATCTATAAATACACTTAGTTGTACACTTAAGTGATGCGGACTATCACTTAAAGTGATACCTTTGTAATTTTTATCTTGACAATGGCGAAGAAATCAGTAAAACTATACACAGACAATGTACTAGAAGCATTCTATGATGCTATCCGTAATAACACATTAGACCGTCTTCATATCCCCCACAGTGATGTCTTCTACGTGCGTACTGCCGTTGAGGCCCACTATGGTCGTTCCTTTTCTTTAAAGCATGTAGAGGATGCTATGAGGGCTGAAGGCTGGTCAGAGGACAAGTAAATGTTTACCGCACTTGTATTAGCCTGTGTAATGACTGCACCTACCCAGTGCATAGAAGCAGAAGACACTCGTGGTCCTTATGAAACAGAGGGACAGTGTGTAATGCGCGTACATGAAATGGTAGCGCAGATGCGTATGGTATTCCCTGTGCCGCATACTTATCAGTACAAGTGTGTGGAGCAGCCTATTACAAAAGAAGGTATTTCCCTGTGAGTATTCCAGATCGTGTCAAAAACAAAATGAAGGCAGAAGGTCTGAGTGGCGTAAACAAAGCCAAACGCACACCTAACCATCCAAAGAAGTCACATGCCGTGATGGCATCGGAAGGTGGCAAGTATAAGTTTATTCGCTTTGGGCAACAGGGCGTAAAGGGTGCAGGTAAGGCACCGAAGACTGCGAAAGACAAGGCACGTAAACGCAGTTATTATGCGCGGCATAATGCGCAGGGCAAGCCGACCACAAAGCTGTCAGCAAAGTATTGGTCGCATAAAGTAAAATGGTAGGAGACTAAGATGGCGGTATTTGTTCCGTTCTTGATTGCAGTTGGAGGCCAAGCTATTCGGGTTGGCACTGCCGCTGCTGCGCGTTACTTTGCTAAGAAAGGCGCAACTAAAATTACACAAGAAGCGGCTAAGAAAATGGGTCGTATTGTGACAGCGAGTGGTGCGGATGATGCAGCGCGTTTGTTTAGTAAGTACGGCAAGGATATTGCCAAGTACCGTCCGGCTACAAAGATAAAGCCAGACACTAAAGTTGTAAAGCCCAAGCCAGCAGATAAACCAAAGCCAGCGGACAAACCTAAGTCAAATGTGACACCTGACCGTAAGCCAGTTAAACCTGAACGTAAACCCGTAAAGCCAGCACGAAAGCCAGTTAAACCTGACACCAAAGTTGTACGAGGCGGTTCTGGTGGTTCCACACGTGGCGGTTCTTCAAAGAGGCCATCGACAAATAAAAGGGTGGGTACGCCTTCACCATCAAATCGTCCTACCGCTGCTGGTGCTGCTGGAAAGCGTATGCCTAAACTGACACGTAACCAAAAGATTGCTGCCGGTATTGGTATTGGCGGTGCAACTGTTGCTGTCGTAGATAAACTCGTAGGCGACAGTAAGAAGAAAAAGAAAAGGGGTACTCCACCTCTAGGCGGTCCTAGTGCTGGTCCTAAAAAAGGTTCTCGCAGAGGTCGTCCTCCGTTGGGTGGTCCATCTACTGGTCCGTCGAAGAAGCCGACAAAAGAGGGTGCAGCCGCCAAGCGTATGCCGACACCAAGTAAGCGCACTGCTCCTAGCACAGCTTCAGAGGCAGGACGTAAAGGTACAGCACCAAGGCGTACTAACATCACTGCTGGGGCGAATACAGGCTTCGGTCCCAAGGGCAACATCTTCCCGAAGAATGCAGCAGATCGTAAGCGTCTGATGGACCTTTACGGTGGTACAGGTAGCCGTGCAGCCAAGGCTGCTGCTGCAGGTACACAAGGTACACTTAAGAAGAGGAAGAAATAATGGGCAAGAAAAAAGTACCTGTCATTTCCATATCCGTTGGTATGGCGGAAATGCCGAAGGGTAAAAAGGGACCAATGAAAATGGCAAACGGTGGCATGGCAAATGGTAAGCCGCACATGTATCTTTCTAATGGCGGCTCAGTTAAAGACTTAAATCCCGGCCTTCGTGCATTACAGAAAGAACGCCCTGACGTAGTGGCTAAAATTTTAAAGAAAAAGTAATGGTCGCTAAACTATCTACCATCCGTCGTAAAATACGCACAGGACAGAAGATGGGCTTCAGTGAAAGAGCAAGGGCTGTAAACAAAGGATTGTTACCAAGTGCAAAAAAGAAATCAAAGAAAAATAAAAAAAGTAATTAGTGGTTTGAAAAAAGCCTCTAAGACACATGCGGGGCAGGCTAGAACATTGCAAGGAGTTCTCAATGGCAAATCCAAGAGTGCCAAGAAAAAAAGGCCAACCCGCTAAGTCAAAGAAACATAGTGACTTATATACAGATGAAAACCCAAAAGGCACAATTCATGGTCTTAGATTTGCTACGGTCAAGGATGCACAATTATCCGTTAAGAAAATTAAAGCATCTGGTAAGTCACATGCACACAAGACACAAGCAGCAATTGCAATGGAACAACGCGCTAAAGCAGCGGGTAAAAACGCAGCTGCATCAGTGTATAGAAAATTTATTGAGTCCCAAAAACGAAAGACCAAAGAACGTGCATCCCGTAGAAGCTGATATACGTAAGTGGTCAAAAGACTTTTTAGAAGTACCTAATGCAAAATTAAATGGTCTACCACCATGTCCCTACGCCAGAAAGGCGTGGGCTGATGACAAGGTGGTGTTCAGTATCAATACAGGACTAGACGGACTAATGGAAGAGGTCCGTAAGTTTAATGACCACGACTACGAGATTGTAGTGTGGGCAGAAGAAGATTTGCCAGACATGGAATACCTAGATGGGTATTGCGATGGCATAAATGAGTTGGCGTCAGTGGCAGGTATTGATTTGCACCTGATGGTGTTCCACCCCGACTACGACGCAACAGAAGCTGGACTTGATTTCCTTGTCGATGACGGGGTTACTGATGACAGCTTATCTTACTGCATGGTCTTTGTTCAGTTGTTATCTAAACTAGACGATGCAGCCTTGTATCTGGAAAAGTCAAATTACTATGAACACTTTCCAGATGATGTTTACGAAGCCTTAGTTCTTGACAGAAGGAGATTACGCAATGGCAATGGGCAAAGCTAAAATGGCTAAAAAGAAAATGCGCGGTGGTGGTATGACTCGTCGTATGGCTGGTGGCGGCATGGCTAAGATGGCTAAGAAAAAGAAAATGCGTGGCGGCGGCATGATGAAGAAAAAGATGATGGGCGGCGGCATGGCTAAGATGGCTAAAAAGAAGATGATGCGCGGCGGTATGGCTAAGAAAAAGAAGTAATGCCATATGTTGCAAATTCGGAAATACATGGACTTGGTGTTTTCGCGGATAAGGACTATGCTCAAGGAGATACAATTGAGTTGTGTCCTTATC